ATTTATTTATAAATTTTAAATTTTATAAATCAATTATATTTTTTAAATCATCAAAAAATTAATTATTTATAATAATTTATTTTAAATCTAAAATAAATTATTAATAATATATTATTAATTTTTAATTGAATCTCGATAAAATTTTTTTTTTTTCAATTTTTTATAAAAAATATATATATATTTAATGTGCACAATCCCAGCAAATTAATTCATTTGTACAAACACATGATTTATTATGAATATAATTATATGATTTACAACATTCACAATTGTACGACAATGGAACATTTTTTGCAGATCTTTTACACATATAACAACGATTTATAAGTAATTTAGTATTCCATGTATTATATTTATTCTCCCATCTTGATAAATGAAATACTGGGTTGAAAACATATTTCAATATATTTTTATATATTTCATCAGGAAGTAAATTTAATCTACTATATTCTTTGTTAAAATGTGATATATGTAATTGTAATTCACAGACTTGTTTCTTATTTTCAGAAGTCATAGTTTATTATCTATATAATTAGAATTCATTTCTATGTAATATATATATTATTTCAATTTTTATATTATGTATTTATTTTTTTCTCATATTCTCCATTTATTCCAAAAATTTCTATAAAGTCTACATTATATGAAACCCATCCATTTTTTAATTGAACGTGAACACCTAAAAGTTGTGATAGTTTACCATTAATTTTTGTTATAGATTTCCATTTATTATTTTTATCTTTTACTATAATTATATTTCTATCATTTAATGATATTATATTCATTTTCCATTTATTTTCAGATAGTTTAGTTACACTTAAACCATATGCATTATATTTTTCTAAAACATTTAATTCTTCTTTTTTACCATCAGTCATTAACCAGAAAGGGTAACAAGCTTCGTAGTTATTTTCTAACTCGGTTCCTTTATAACAAACAACATTTTCATTTAATGATCTATGAATTATAAACATTATATCGTCTGACCCGTATTTTTTATTTTTCTTAGTATTATCTAATAATTTTTTCATTATTTCATTATTTACATTACTCATTATAATAATATTTAAAAAAAAAATTTTAAATAAAATCCGATTACTATCTTTTATATTTCTTCTTTGCAGGTTCACTGCAGGATGAATCGATACCTGATGAAGAAGCACCACTAGATCTAGATGAAGAAGCACCACTAGATATAGATGAAGAAGCACCACTAGATCTAGATGAAGAAGCACCACTAGATATAGATGAAGAAGCACAACTAGATTTTTCAATTTCACTTGACACTTCATTAATCATTCTAATAAAAACTTCTCGAATAGTGAAATCAGAATATATGTTATTCCGATTCAAACCTGCTCCACCAGCAGTGCACTGGCTATAATCTATATCTTTTGTTGTCTTACGTTTCTGTCTCGATCCAAAAGTTTTATCTTCTGGTGTTAATTTTACAAGAGAATTCATCCTCCTTGCAAATACAGAATTGTCTTTTTCATTAAACTCTTCGTCCGAAGAATCGCCATCTGTGCAACTATCTCCAGAATACTCTGAAGATGTCTCAAAATGATCTTGAATATTATCTGTAAAATTAATTGTCTCAAAAATTTCAACAATCTTAGTAGAATATGGAATTAGAAACTTGAATAAATTATTCCATGTGATTCTACAACAATTAGGATCATTCTTAGTTTTTTTTTTTGAAAACTTGCCATGTGGTACTTTTGATTTATTCCCAAGCCTATATGTAGATGGAAATAAAATAACCATCAACGATCTACAAATTCGAATGACCTCAATTGAATTCATATTATCTTCAATCATCATCTCCCTTAACTCTTTAATTCCTTCATAAAAATCTGAAGGGTTCATATCTCCTACATATCGGCGGCTATCACCATGTGTAAAATGAGAAATTGATTTTAGTATTTGCGTGTCTTCTTTGCGGGTGCCAACCCACCTCTTAAAAATCTCAAAATAATGCGTAACACTCATCCTAAATAATAAAATATAATTTTATTGTTTAGATATTTAATATTTAAATTGTTAAGAAACAACAAGTAATAATAATTTCAATTTTTTTTATATCTTAATACAGAGAGTTTTTGTATCATCGCCATCCCATATGAAAGAATCACCATATTGTGTTTTTAAAATATCTTTAATATCCAATTTATTTTGAAATGATAATTTATTATGTTGAATATTAATACAACAATTTTCCCCTAAATCTATTTTATTATCGTCAATTTTTAAAGGTATTAATAAAAAAGGTTTATTCATAATTTTTTCACCATTTCTATTAATTAATGTATCTAATGCATCTTGAACATAATAGCTACCATTACTATTCTTTTTTATTGTTATGACTTCAATATGAATATTTTTTTCTAAAATTTTATTAAATATTTCATTTAGTAATTTTTTAATTTTATTTTTTTGATTTGAATTTAAATATTTAAACCATCTACCAATTTCAATCTCACGTATTAACTGATTCATATAACAACTTCTAAAGGTATTAGCATTTAATTTAGACATTCCTGATTTTGTATTTGACATATATAAATACCGTTATATATAATAATATAAATAGGATGATACCTACCGTAATATATATACATAGATATAATATAATTATGAATTCATTTAATAATGAAATAATTTTACAAATATCAAAATATCTAGATATCAAAAGTATTATAAATTTTTCAAATGTTAGTAAATTTATAAACAATATTAAATTATATAGATTATTTTATGGTTATATATTTAAAAATAGGTTTGGATTATCATGTGTTCAAAATGTAAAATATTTTTCATTAAATTATAACTATAAATTTGTAGAATATTTAAAAGATCTTTTGTTATGTCTTAATCTCAATATTAGTAAAAATAACAACCTAAAAAAATATACTTTTGGATATACTTCATACTCGTATACATTAATTTCACTTTCATTAAATCAAACTAAAATTTTTTGGAAACGTGAAGCCAAAAAAAAACATAAAATATACAAAGTTAGAATATGTAATATTTATAAAATTCCATTATTTAAAAAAAGATTTTATAAAAAAAATTTAGGATTAAATTTATTAGCAATTATTTATTAAAAATTTATTATGTTTAAAATTCAAATATTGTCGGCACACTAGTTACTTTTTTAGAAGCAGGGTGAGGATCTACCATTAACTTGTGTGAAATACCTAATGCATCATGAACAGTTAACTCGGAAGTTGTTTGATCAGTAGCACTAGCAAGATCGAAAGTTTCCCCTACTGTTTGATATAAAGTATCCATATGATTCATAATTTCACCAATTTTACTATCATCTGGTACTCCACCGGAACATACAGCATAATATGTAATTGTCATAGTTGGAATTACACCATCTTCTTGTTCTATTTTCTTTAGATTTGGAGGAGTATATACTCCATCAGATGATCCAATACTAGCACGACCAACATTTAAAGTACCAGTATGTGCTCCTGTACTAATACTCCTAAAACATGCATTTGATTCCGTACCAGGAGATCCCATACTTAAAGATCTCCATTGGATTCCTCCTAGAGTACTTCCAGAACCAATACCCTTAGACGCCAAATGAGGTTTTTTTTTCTCTTGCTTAATTGGAATTTGAAGCATTCCAATAATATTACACGCCTGTCCCATTTTACGAGTACCAAGCGTTGCAACTGTTGCTTTTCCAGCTGCAGCTGCAGCAGCTGTTGCTTCTTTATCTTCAACTTGAACTGATCCTGCTGCCATAGAAGTATCCTCTACTTGAATATAATTTTTATTAATACCACCATCTACATTTTGAGAATGCAAATATGAACGAGCTTTACCAGTTTGAGAAAAACTAATTGAACTCGATTGGGTATTAAACATTACATGAATATTTTTTGGATTATTATTCGATATTGTTTGGTAGTTATAAACACATGGTGTTAATTCATCCTTATCATTAACAATACAATATTGAAATCGTACATTAATTTTCTCATGGTTAATTACAGTGTCACTGGGAATACCTTCTCCATCATAACAATATTTACCAATATTCTCTAAATAATCCTTTAAAAGAATTGTTGTCGGTGTACCCTCAATATTAGTTACAATTGCAAATGAATCAGTTGAAACTTGACAAAGCTGTTCATTCCAATTATCGGTTCTAAATGTATAATATCTTTGTGATAATTTACCTTCCAACCATACATCTGAGATATTACTTCCAATAGAACTTAATTCACCACCAATAGTACCACGTGTAACATCTTCCCATCCAACTATTTTAGGCGAATATGAAAAAACACTTGGAATTCTACGTGTTGCTTCTCTCAAACAATCAATAATTTCTTCTTGAGATGCGTCCCCATAACGTTCACTAGTAGCCATATGTTATTTAAATTGTATAATAGATATTATTTATACAACTTTTTTATAATAATATAAAAAAATAATATTGTACTACAAATATTTAAATTTTCAATTTTTATATATAATTTCATTACTTTTTTTTTTATTTAATAAAATTATAATGATTAATATAAAATCAAAAAATAAATTATTAATAATAATAATAGTTATACTTTTAATAAATATTATAATTAATTATATAAGAAATAATACACTAAAGTTACAATCAATTAAATATAAACTTTTTTATAAAGATAAAATTATTTATAATAATAAATCTAAAAAAATTGGTACATTATATATTTGTTCTCATTTTTTTGGACATGTTGATGTTTTATTAATGTACAATATTATGAAAAATAAAAAATGTAAATTCCTTGTATCTGAAAATTATTCTCAATATACATTCTTGTATTGTAATGATTCATCAAGAATTATCAATCCTCCAAAATCAACAAATAGAATTATAGAAAATCTTGAAAAAGGATACGATGTAGTGATGTTTTATACATATTTTTGGAATAATACAGGAATATATTACATACAAAAAAAAACTAATTGTAATATTAAAATAGTTCAAATTTCTAATAATTATTTATTAAAAAAAAAATTATATTATCCTAAAATTAAAAATAGTATACAATTTTTTTTATCTACAATAAATACCAATTATAATATCACAATTAAGAATTTCGACAAATCATTATATGAAAATATAAATGAAAAAAATAAATTTATTAAATTAGTTAAAAAAAATATATATAATAATTATATCTATGATGATAGATAAATATAAAAATAATCATTACATAAATAACTATTTCACAATATGGAGTATTTATTTATATTTAATTTATTACTATTTTATAAGGAAAGGTTTTATAATTGATAGATTTGTTACTAATTTTATTTTTGCTCTTATTTCAACAATAAGTATATATGGATCATATATATTTTATATAAATTCTGATAAAATAGTAAATAGGTATGAAAAAACATTTAGCATATATAAAAATAATAAATTTTTTATTAATTTGCATTTATTTATAAATAATTATATTATTCATATTCTACCATTATATCATGCTTTAAGCAATTTAAATTTGTATGTAAAACAATCTAATAATAATAATTCTATTATAAAATCAATAATATTACTACTGGTATTAATTTCTATATATATGTATAAATTTGATATTAAAGAGGTATATTACAATATGTCAAGAGAATCAATAATTATAAATTCATTTTTGATGTGGATTATTTCTTTTTATTATATATATAATTATTAAAATTTTCTCTGACGAAACCAAATTGTTGCTATCCATTTTTCACCTTCTTCTATATTCATTCCTCCATGTAATGCATATGGGTGACATTTTTTATTTTTTTTATCAAGAGGATAAAACATTAAAGCATCGTATTTTTTAGGATAAAAAACTTTTTTTAAATTTGGAAATTCTGTTCCACCACCTTTGAAATTGTCATTTAACCAAATTAAAATTGTCCTTGTACGATGACCAGAAAATTTATTAAATTGTCTACATTCTTTATTGTTATCGCAACATGAATCATGATGAGATTTATAATACCCTCCCTTATTATATTTTACTATTTGAATATCTTCTGCATTTTCAAATGGTAAACCTATTTTATTTATTAATTTTTTTCCTATTGGATCATTTTTTGATAACCAATATTGATTACTTTTTCTATCTTTATATTTATCTTTTCCTTTACCTATTGTTGCCGATTTTTCTAAATTATTTTCTGCCTTTTTTATAAAATAATTTGCTTCAAATTCAGTTATAAAATTATTAAGTATTTTTGGATATTCATATAAATCAGATTCACTAGAATATCCATACTTATCTTGTAAGCAAATATTTTTAAAAATACAAAATATAAATATTATAAATATCATAATTTTTATATTCATTTATATAATAATAAATATCAAATTAAATAAAAAGTTAATATTAATTAATATAATGAAATATTATTTTCTCTAAATTTTTTCTGTGTTTCTAATTTAGGAAAATAATTATTTAAAAATATTTTATTTAAACTTTCTGATTTTAAAAGAATTTTAATTATATCATCTGTGAAAATATTTTTAGAAATATCTAAAAGTGATAATTCTTTAATGCTTGTACTTTTTGTAATATTGATTAAACAATTTTTATTATAATTTATATATTTTAATTCTAAATTTTGTAAATTAACACAATTTGTAATGAAATAATTTATACAATTTTCTGATATGTTACATCTATCTATACATATATTTTTTATATTTTGACCATTTATTTTTAGTGATTTATCATTTATTTTCATAAACTCTATAATATATACAACTTCTAATTTAGTACAATGTTTAAAAATTTTATTAAATCCTTTTCCAAATATACTATTACCTTTTTTTAATTTTAATTCTTTTAAATTTTTACAATTTGAAATATTTTCTATCCCATCATCTGATAAGAATATACAATCATATAAAAATAACGATTCTAAATTATAACATAAATTTATTTTATTTAATGTCGAATCATTTATATAATAAGAACTACATGAAAAATCATGTAATTTTTTATTTAAATTTCTAAATATATTTTCTATACATAATCCATTTATTCTTGAACATTTATCAATATGTAAACTCTCTAAATTATCTACATTCAAAGTTAAAGCTTCTATAGATTTTCCTGTTATTTTGTAACAAAATGAAATATTTAAATAATTTAATTTTTTACAATTTAAACCTAAATATTTTAAAGATTGATTTGTTACATTTTTACAACAATTTATATTTAAATATTCCAAATTTTTTAAAAACACAGATATTCCTATAAAAAATTCATCAGTTATTTTAAAATTATATGATAAATTTAAATATTTTATATTTAATCCATAGCAAATAAGAGATCTATAATTTAAAGTTGATAAATCACACATACGTGCACTTAATGAAGTTATATTTTGATATCTACTTAATAAAACATAAAAATTATAATCATTTATTTTTTTACCAGTTATATTTAAATTTTTTTTTCTAGAAGTATATTCAATTATAGAATTATTAAACGATTTATTTAATAATACTAATCTATTAACATCTGAATCAAATAGAAAATTAAAAATCATATATATACAATCTTTATTTAAATTTATTAATTCTAACTTTTCTGAAAGTATCTTTTGTTTTTTTCTTTTTATAAATTCATCAATTATATAAAATTCTAAATAATTATTCATTTCTTTTTTTTTTTGATAAATATTTTAATATTTATTTTAATATACAATATTAGTATTTGAACCTAAATATATTTATATATCAATTTTTTCTAAAAACTATCTAACATTTCCTGTAATTTATGCAAATCTCCTTTAATTTCTTTGTACCCTTTTCCTACTTTATATATGTAATAAAATTCTGGGTCTATATTAATATGTGTTTGTAAATTACTTTTTAAATTAATATTATAAATTATATTATTTTTCGTATCACGTGATACATACATTCCTGTGATCTTTTCTTTTTCATACTTGTTGCAACAAACTATATAATCTCTATATTTTAATTTATTAAAATCTTTTATTAACTCACCTTTTATTGAATAAATTTTTTTAGATTTATTCTTATATTCATTTATCTTTCTTTCTCTATTTGATAGTATTCTTTCCTCTTGTTTATCAATTAATTTTTCAAAAAGTTTATATTTTTCTTTATGTGAAAATTCATAAAATATAATACTATTTTTTAACTGAACAGACCAAGAAACTCCTCTATTATTTAATCTAATATAATCAGGTATACCACTTTTATCTATTAATATACCACCTGATCTAAATTTATAACCATCTTCAGTTTTAATAAAATATCTTATAAATGATCCTAATAAAATATTTTTATATTGTTTATTATCTTTTATTTCAATGCAATATCTTAATAAATATTTTATATTTTCAGGGGTATAATTATCCATTATTTAATATAATATTAAATAATATTTATACAATTAAATTATATATAATTATTCCTAAAATTAAATGAAATAAAAATATATCTATAGGGGGTATTTCATTTAAATCTAGATCAAATTCATCATATAAAGATCGAATCATATTGTTATTTATTGTTTTTGTTTATTTAAATCCTATACTTTTAATTTTTATTAAATCAATATTTTATTTATTGTTTTTAATAATTTTTTTTAATAATTTTGTTAAATCATCTTTTTCTCTTCTAAATAAATAATATTTATCTGGAATAATTTTCCAAGAATAAACTCTATTTTCATATAAACCCATTAAACCAACAGAAATTATAATATTATCAGTTTTTCTTATATCTACAACTTTCCCTAATGTTGATAATTTTCTTTTCTCATTATCGTAATATTTTATATAATCATTATATAATAAATCTTCCTTTTTAATATATTCAAAATCTTCAATTCCATATTCTTCTTTTATTTTATTTATATTTTTAATGTTTAATCTAGGATTTTGATATAAATTTGTTAAAATATTTTCAATATTATTAAATTCCTTAAATAATACTTTTGATGATTTTAAATTATTTAATATATTATTATTATTATTAATTTTTTCTAAATAATAAGATATATCATTATCTACATCAGCATAAAAAATATTATCATCTTTCTGAACTGACCATGTTTTTTCACCATTTTTTAACATTATAAATTCTTCATTAGTATTATTTATTATAATACCTCCCAAATTCAACATTTTATCTTTTTTACTTATGTAAACTATAAACTTTCCTTTTTTTTTTCTATTTAATTCCCTGATTGAAATTTTTTTATAATTATCTAAATATCTTTGAATATCATTTTTTGTAAAATTATCAGTTAAAGGCATTATATTTATTATTATATAATATATTTTAATTATTACATTTCTTTTTACATATATTATTTATTATATCTGTTGTTGATATATTATTTGTTCTTGGTAAATATACTACAGATATATCATATTCTCTTAAAAAATCAAATTTACCTACATGATCATTTCCCATTACTAATATATCTATATCATTTTCTATACAATATTTTAATTTTTCCTCTAATGAATTCTCATAAAATACATGGTCAACAAATAATATATTTTTAATTAATTTTAATCTATTTTTTTCATTAATAATTGGATAATTATTTTTTTTTTTCATATTTAAATTATCAGTCGATATACCAACAAATAATTTACTGTTTGAATGGTATTTTTTTGATCTATCTAAAATGTTTAAATGACCCTCGTGAAATAAATCATATGTACCAAAAGTTATTATGTGCTTTAAATTATTTTCTTTTATAAAAGGATCATATATTTTGTCAGGAATTAAATAATTTTTACCATATTCTTTTGTTAATATTTTTTTAGTATCATCTACACTTGGTGCATAGGTTTCAACTCCCATTAATTTAATTTTTCTTAAATTATCGAAATTTATATTATAATCTATCCATACATTAGAAGTTACTTTGTTTAAAACTAAATAAAGATGAATGTCCATTTCAGGATATTCTTGATAATCAAAATCGTTTTTAAATTTTATTAATCTTGCTTGAATTCCATTTTGTTTTTGTCTGTTAATATTATCAATTCTTTTATCAAAATCTAAATTATATTTATTTAAATCATGCTTTGATGAACAAAAATTTTCCCATTTTAATAAATCTCTACCATCAAATCTAATATCTAAATCATCGTCATGATATATTTTTTTATTTCTTTCATATTCTATCAAATTACCATGAGAAATTACAAATCTTATGTCTAAATCATTTAATAATTTTGTTATATTTCCCAATAATTGTTTTTTGTAATTATATACATAAAAATAAGAAGATCTTGTTATTTGTACTTTATTATTTTGAAAAAATTTATTTTTAATATCTCTATTACAAGTTTTAGGTTTCTTTATTATAAATAAAACAAACATTAAAAGTAATAAAATAGGAATTATTAAATTCATTATATTAATATTAAACAAAAATTTTTTAAAAAGGAATATAAATTTTATTAGGAATTATATAATTTTCCCCATATTGTTTTGATAGGACCATTTTAGTATCTTTTTTACTGGGGATAGTTGTTTGAATATCCATAAATTTAACTTTTCTTAAATTGTTATAATCAATATTATAATCCATCCAAAATTTATTTTCAACTATATTTCCAACTAAATCTAAATGTATATCCATCTCTGGGAATTCTTTAATATTCTTTTCATTTTTAAATTTATATAATCCAACTTGTATACCATCATACTTTTGTTTTTTTATATTTTTTAATCTGTCATCAAAAACTAAATTATAATTTTTAGAATCTTTATTATTTATTATATATGCTTTCCATTTATCAATATCATTTATATTAAATCTAATATCTATATCATCATCATGATATATAGGTTTTTTTCTTTCAATTTCTATTAGATTTCCATGAGCAACAACAAATTTAATTCCTAAATCATTTAATAATTTAGTTATATTTTCTACAAGCTGTTTTTTATAGTTATAAACATAATTATAAGTTTCTCTAGTTATTTGTATTTTATTATTATGTTGAAAATAAAATTTTTTTTTTGGACTTTTAAATAATTCGTTTAGTTTGTTACAATTTTTAAAAAGTAACATTATCATAATTAATGACAAACCAATTAGATATAAATCAATATTTTTCATTATACTTTATGTTTATATAAATAAAAAAAAATTGATTAGGAAAAATTTTTATTTTAAGCGAATAAAGTTTAATTAATAATTTAAGTAATTATTTAATACAAATTATTTAAAAAGTACAAATAAAATATGTCTAATGAGTACAAAAAACTTGAGAAACAATGGTCAAAATTTATATTAAATCATATAAAAATAAAAGTTATAAAACAATTAAAAAAATTTAAAAAAGAATATGACAGAAAAGCATATTGGGATTTTCATTGGAAAAAAATATCTGGTAATCCAAATCTATATTGGGAATATATTGAAGCCAATTTAGATAAACAATGGGATTGGGGTTTATTATCAAGTCATGAAAACATAACAATGGATATTATTAATGCTTACCCAGATAAACCATGGAAGTTATTGTATATATGTTCAAATCCTAATATAACTACTGAATTTATACAAGAACATTCTACAGAAATTTTTAGTAATCATGATAATTTTAGTAAATTAGCTCTAAATGAAAATGTAAGATGGGAGAACTTTATTGAAGAACATTGTCAGGATATAAATAAACATCTTCAAACTGAATACCTTTTATGGGATCTTAACCGTGAAGATCCTATAGTTTCGTCACCAGAAATTATTAATAATCATAATACTAAATTTAAATCATATAATATTAAGCAAATTCCCAAAGATTTAGAATACCTTTGGAAGACTATATTATTACATAACAGTATTAATGAAGATAATATTAAAGATTATGATGATCCTTGGTTTTGGAAAATATTATCACAAAATAAATTCATAACATCTGATATTATCAAGGAAAATATCGATAAACCATGGGTTTGGGGGTGGTTAGGATTATCAAATAATCCAAATATAACATGGGATATTGTTAATTCTAATTTGGATAAAAATTGGGACTGGTATTATTTATCAATTAATTTATGTGATTTGACTATTGATATTATTGAAGAAAATTTAGATAAACCATGGTATTGGTATTGTTTATCGGACAATAAAAATATTACTACTGATATTGTAGAGGCTAATTTAGATAAAGATTGGAATTGGGGAGTGTATGGACTATCAAACAATCCAAATATCACATCAGATTTTATAGAAGCTAATTTAGATAAAGATTGGAATTGGGAAGAATTATCTGAAAATCCAAATATAACATCAGATTTTATAGAAGCTAATTTAGATAAGGATTGGGATTGGGATTGGGATAAATTATCGTGTCATCCAAATATCACTATGAATATTGTTCAAACCAATTTAGATAAACCATGGAGTTGGTTTGATTTATCACGGAGTCAAAATATAACTTGTGAATTTGTTAAAAAGAATTTAAATAAAGAATGGAATTGGATAGCATTATCAAAAAATTCAAATATTACATGGGATATTATTAAAAAGAATCGTGATAAACCATGGAAATGGGATAGAATATCTGAAAATCCTAATATAACATTAGATATAGTTGAATCTAAAGTAAATAAGCAATGGAATTGGTATGCAATATCTACAAATCCATCAATTAAAAAAAGTGCTATAAATCAGATGCGATTAAAAATTATTAAATCTAATATTATTAAAAGGTATTGGAGAAATTATTCATGTAATCCTATATATCCTTTTGCACAAAAAATGATTATTAAAAGAGCTGACATAATTTAAAAAATTGATCTATAAATTTATAATTTAAAATTAATCAACAAAAGAAAAATAATCTAAAAATAATGATAAGTGATAAATTAATTAATATTATATTTTATGTTGAAATTATATCTCAATTTATATATACTGTAATAACAATTACTCTTATAAGCATTCATAAAGATGAAAATTGTACTACGTAATTTGATTTAAATTTTATAAAATATTATTACATAAGTATTATTTCTATTTTAATTTTTTACATTTGGATTATTAATGTAACAAATTTTATAATTACTGGGGATGATTTTAGAAAGTCATTTGTATATATTACAAATTTATTCCATTCTATTTCATCTTTAATAGCATACCCTGAATTAATGAAAAAAAAATTTAATTCTTTTTCATAAATGTATAAATATCCGATTTCATATGAATTTTGGAATGAAAATTATACTGAATGTAATAAATTTATGTATCAATTTATTAATATAATAACCAAAAATATTATATTAATATTATACTTTTATACATTTTTATTATTATTTTTTTTTGCTATTTCAATTATTATAGCTATAAAAAATATTTTAAATTTTAATAAAAATTAAAAAAAAATTGTCTTCTAGAAAATGAAGTTTAGATTTAATTTTTTATATAAAATTTAAAGTTTATTTTCAATTTTCATTTTTTTTAATTTTTCATAAATTTTATTTAATTTATCTTTATCTAAATTATTTAATAAATTTTTAATAAAATTATCATCTGTTATATTATCATCTTCAATTTCAGAATTTTCTAATAAAGTTAAAATATCTTCTTTTAATAAACTTTTAATAACATCTGATTCTTTTTTATGTAAAAATATTTTTAGATTTTTTAATTTAGTTTTAGAAAAATCATTTATTATTTTTGATAAATTATTTTCAAAATCTTTAATTGAATATCCTTCTATTTTTTCAGAATTATTTCCTAGAATAATTTCCCATTTACTTTTTTTATAAATTATATTGTATTTATTTTTTAATTCCATAAAATTAATATTATTAACTTTATAACCCTTTTGAGATTCATCTAGTATTTGTGGTATTGAATTTATTCTTTCATTTATTATTTTTGAATATAATTCATCTGTCATACTTGTTTTCTCTGCCTCGTCAAAAGGTAATATATATATATTATTAATTATATTATTGGAATTAACTGTATTATTATTATAATCTATATTGTAATTCTTTTTTTTATTATTTATTATTTTTTTTTTATTTGATTCTAATATATTTTTATTATCATTTAATTGTTCTTGATTATTATTTTGTTTTACCTTTTCTGAAATAAAATTACTTGAAATTTTATTGCCATTATTATTTTCGGTCATATTATATACTTATTATTATATATATTAATATTATAAAATTATTTTTATCATTATAGGTTAGTTAATTTTAATATTATAATATTTTTTTTGTTAACATCCTCGCATACATTTTTATATTTATAATAAATTAATTTATCATTTTAAGTTTTCAAAAAAATTTAAAAAATTAAAAAATTCAAAAAATTTATAAAAAATTAGAAAAATTTTATAAAAAATTAGAAAAAATTTATAAAAAATTAGAAAAATTTTATAAAAAATTAGAAAAAATTTATAAAAAATTAGAAAAATTTTATAAAAAATTAGAAAAAATTTAGAAAAAATTCAAAAAATTTATAAAAAATTAGAAAAAATTAGAAAAAATTTATAAAAAATTCAAAAATTTTATAAAAAATTAGAAAAAATTTATAAAAAATTCAAAAATTTTATAAAAAATTAGAAAAAATTTATAAAAAATTCAAAAATTTTAT